TTTGAAGAAATTTTTAAAAAATAAAGCAAAACTTAACTACTCCAGTAAACGCAAAAGTAAAATTCAAAATTAAAAACCTCTGCAAAGCCTTATTCTACAAGGTTTTACGCACTGCGTAAGGTTAAAAAGTTTAGGTTAACAAACAGGCGTTCCAAGCAAATAAACCGTTTCGTCAAGGCCCACGAACGCTATTGGCCCGTCAAAAACGCCTTAAAAAGCGATTTAATCCTTAACTTTAACCCAGACCGGCATGGCGGGCCGGACTCCAGTCGGAAAGTTAAAAACCAAAATTCGCGCCCCCATCGCCGCGCCCGGATCCTAGCCCATCCGCTCAGGGCACGCCAGCTTTGCACACAATCAACGTCTGAGCCTCTATACGCTCACCGGCATGCAAAGACAAGGCCGGACGCTCGCCGCCCTCCAAGAGTCTTTATATGCCATCAGGACCGGCAAGGTATGCGCGACACGTGGTGGCGACCAACGCCAGCACCCCGCAACAGAGAACCGGCTACATCCCCTGCTCCACGTTGACTCAAAATCCCTTGAAAAGAAATGCAGTGGTCTATATTGAGTTGAGTAATGAGGGTTATTTACATATTGTGATTGTTGCTGTACTTGTGAGTATGAGTATGAGTATGAGTATGTTAAGCAGTGCTTCAAGCAAACGTTAAGCAGTGCTTCAAGCAAACGTTAAGCAGTGCTTCAAGCAAACGTTAAGCAGTGCTTCAAGCAAACGTTAAGCAGTGCTTCAAGCAAACGTTAAGCAGTGCTTCAAGCAAACGTTAAGCAGTGCTAGACGTTCAAACGTCCGTTGAACGTCTAGCAGACACATAAAAAAGCCCCGGACAACGCCGGGGAGGGATATTGGGTAATTAATTATACTGTTTCAAGGTTTTTCGGGATTGCCCACGCGTTAAAGTCCGTTACGGCCTCGAACAGCTTGTCGCGTGCAAAATCGGCATCATCCCCGTCAATCTCTTGACAATCGTATCTGGCACTTTGAGAAACGCCACGCAGAATCATGCACGACCTGCCTACGCCCTTAAAATACCAAAAATTGTCACTGATCAGGCAATCGCGGAGTTCATGACCGTTTCTGCAATAGTTCTTGGAAAGCTCAGACGAATGCTTTACGCCCGAAATCTTGACAAGAGTCCTTTGCGTCGAAAACCTTGGTAACGGGTTTGACGGAGCACGCAAGTGTTCGCACTCGTAAATCATGGCCTCGACCATGTGAAGCACGGAATAAAAACAGACCGTCACAATCCAGTCGCAATAATCCGCACTCAGTTCTGTCACAAGCGACCTGTTGTGTTTCGCCTGGGCAACATGCTTATCGTAGCTTGGCATTACTTTCTCTCGAACTGGAAGTCGCTTGCGACAGTTTCAAAATCAGTCGATTTCTGCCTAGTGGCAAGCACTCGCAGTGGGATTAGCCCCGAAGATTCGAAACCGGGCAAGATATCGACACCATACGTGATAACATCGCCACGCTTGCAGCTTGCACCGTCCTTGAGGCAAAGCAAGACAGCCGGTTCATCATAATTGCCGTTAAAACCTGCAAAAACGCGGCCAAACACATCTCCGAACTTTTTCTTCATCATCTTGACGATGATTTCAGCCGAACGGAGTACAAGGTCGTTTCTGGGCAATAAATTGTCTTGCATCGCCTTGATAGCGTCGATTTGGCCCTGTTCCCATCCACGGGACCAGTCGGAATTATCCAGCTCCTTTTCAAGAGCCTCGATGTCGATTTTAACCTCGTCATCGGAAACGCTGTATTTATTTTTGGATTGGATCATTGACACAACACTCACTTATCTGTCTTAAATATACATTTCAGCACGCGAGGCGTCAAAGTGTTTTAACTTTAATTGTCAAAAATCGGTTAATTCCGTCAACTTCAGCCCTTTTCCGTCACCCCGACGGATATGAGCTTTGGCCCTTTTTCGAGCTTTTTCTCCATCCGGCGTGCGAGCTGGTCCATGAACTCGATCGTGCGTTCCAGCACCTTTTCGCTCGAAACTCCGTCAGCAAGCGCGGACTTGGCGACCGTTACATGGTCGTCAAGCCACTCGACGAAATCTTCCATCTCTTGCCGTCTGCCCTTGCAGAAAGCAACCTCGTACTCTTCTGGTGTCATCTGTTATCTCCTTCTGATGCGTCAATGTCGGTCTTGTCGATTTTCGAAATGATTTTTTTGAGGAAAAATTCCGCTTTGCGCTCGAAAGCGGCATCCGCGTTCTTCGCCTGCTCTTCAAGCAACTCGGCTTTTAGCTGGGCTTTAACGATATTGGCAATCTCCTTGCCGAAAAGCTCCTCCAGCGTCATCCCCATCCTGAAAAGTTGACCAATCATCTCGTAAGTCGGGTATCTGTCGCCCGAACTCCAGCTATCGACGGCCCTCTTTTTGATTCCAAGCCTGTCTGCAAGCTCCTTGTGAGAGCCAATCCCGGTGCGGTTGATAAAGTCCTGAACATTAACCATGCCCTAAAATATACTCTAAAATCCTACAAAAAGTAGAACTTTTTATAAAAAGTTTCACAAAAAGTGATATTTGTATCACAAAAAGTGTTATATTTATATCAAAATAGTAGGAATTAGACGCGAGGGGCGTGTGAAAACGATGGGTTATATTTATGCAATTTTGCTGAAAGTGTTCGAAAAAAGCCTGACCGTGGAAGAGGCGATCGAGATGATAAGAGAGATCGTCGCCCGCTGATTTGGAGATGAGTCCACGGTCAGGCCTTGAGAGTATCTAAAATATACGCAAAAACCTTGCAAATCGCAAGGCGAAAAACACAATTTAACTTCAAACGTTAAAAATTGGTTAACGCGGGTTAATTTAGCCCGGTATTTTTTATAAAAAGTCAATATATATATTGATATTCGTCAAAATATATTATATATTATAAACATGGAAACGACAGTAAAAGAAATGGTAAAACTTCTTGAATCGAACGGTTTCCGGAAAATCAGGTCCAAAGGCTCCCACTTCCGCTTCGCCGACGACAAAGGCCACAAGGTCACAATCCCGGCGGGGCACGGATTGAAGGAAGTCTTGAAGCCCGGAACGGAAAAATCGATCAAGAAGCAGGCGGGACTCAAATAGAGTCCCTCCCCATTTTCTTTAGCACATTCAAAAAAAAAAGGAATAATAGACAGAAAAAAAATAAAAACCAACGATTAAGAAATAAGACAATAAAAAAAAGACAACCCAATGGAGCTAATATGAACTATACTGCGAAACTAACCAAGGAGAAGGACGGCGGCTACTCCGTATCGTTCCCCGACCTTGACGGGTGCTTTACGCAGGGAAATACGCTTGAAGAGGCACTTGAGAGAGCACGTGAGGCGATGGAACTCACTCTCGAAGACGTCTTTGACGGCGAACCGTTACCCGTCAGCAAGACAAAAGCCAACGAAAGCAAAGGACTTTACCGTATAGAAGTAGATCCTGAACTCGCCGTGGCACTACAAGTGGCAGCCGCACGCGGAAAAGTACCGCAAGCAACAATCGCCCGTGAAATGGGCATGACAAAACAGGCGTACCAGCGGCTCGAAAGCCGCAAGGCAAATTTAAGCGTCAAGATGCTAAAGCGCATCGCCCAAAGCATGGGAAAACGCCTGGAAATCCAGTTTGTCTAAAGAAAAAAAAAACAGCCCGGAGAAATCCGGGCTTTTGTCGTTCCGAACGCTAAAAGAAACACATTGTAATTTTACGAAGCCAGGACAACGGCTTACACGCGTCGGGCACACCCATCTTGACGGCGGCCTTGTTGTAGCAGCTTATGTCGTAGGTATCCAAGCCTTCCTCTCGGTCGTCTTCCTGAATTTTGACAAACTCGTTGTTTAGATCGTTCAACTTGCTGACGGCATCCGGGAGTTCTTCGCGGGTAAACAGCGACAGATACCGCTTGCTTTGCGAACTGTAAAACGCAGCCTTGGCGCCAAAGCCCTTGGCGATCGAGAACAGCGAAAGAAGCGTGCTTACCGCAGCAAGGACCAGGCTGCACTCGGGGTCAATTTTATCGGCGGCGTTGCCTACAACCGACAGGCTGAGAAGCACCGGAAGGATGGCGGTAGCCTCTTCCCAAAACTTCCAGAAACGGTAAAGGCCGGCATGCCACTTGTATGAGTAGAACGTGTTGAACTTCAGTTTCCACAAGCCTGTTTCGCTGGCGGAGGCGGTTCCGGCGTCGGGAGATTCGGTACCTTTGCACCTGTTTCCATCGTTGCACATGAAATAGCTCCTTTCATTTTTTTTCTCCTTTAAAATATAAGTTCTGTTTTTTCCTATTTCATTTTTTAGGCCCAAAAGTTTCGACGGTCGCCACACCCCATCCAGTTTTTATAGTGTTTAAAGGTCTATTCCTTTTGCTTTGAGCTTTGCCGTGATGCGAGCCTCAATTTTAGCCTCGATGTCTTTCAAGGCCTGATTTTGACCGGCGAGGAAGTCCGGGTCGTTGGCGATTTCCGGAGGAAGCTGACCGCCAAGGACGGGAGCCTTGAGACATTCTCGAAGAGCCATTATAACCTTATCTTGAACAGAATCAGAAAAGACTTCAGATATGTAGGCCCCATCAAGTAACATCTTTTCGATGGATTCATAAGACGGTTTACTTTTTCCGTACTTGTAATTGTAAACGGCGGCTTCTTTAACTCCTAGCATTTCAGCTAAATCTGCAACCGTTTTCTTTTTTCTCAGTCTGTAAGCTTCAATATCCATCCAAAGCAAAATTTAAAAATCATTTGATTAAAAAACAAATTTTTTTTGTTTACCTATTGCTTTTTTGTTTTTCAGTTTATATATTTTCAATTGTAAATCAAAAACTTTGTTTTTAAAACAAACAAGCGAGGCTATCATGACCGACATCAAAACAATCAAGCTGAACGAGACCGAAAAAAGATTCGTGTGGGAAGTTTTGAACGGAGTCGCCCAGACCAACCAAAAAATCATCGATCAGCTTGGCGACGGATTTAAGCACGAACAATTGAAGGAAAATAGCAAGACAGCCCTCAAAATTGCCGAATTGTTTACTCCTGGTTTAAACGTAGTAACCATCATCATCGATGGCTAAGGTAGAATCATGGCCAAAATACTACGTGAAATTACAGAAGAATCTGAAATGATGGAAAGGGAACTCGCAAAAACGATTTCTCAAAAGCTCAACATTCCGATATCATCTGTAAGCGGTAAGATGATTGTCAACATGGCAATCAAAGAACTCCACAAGAACATGGTTGTTAATGGTTAAAGATAACGTCACATGGCAACCTAAATGGGTTCCTCTGTCGATTCTCGATTTTGCAAGAATCGTCCACAATTTTGGCAACGACAATGATAGCCTAGCCAATTGGGTAAGAAAGATGGCTGAAGACCTTCTTTTTTGCAATATCGATTCCGAAGACGAACTCACGAAAGATATGCTAACAACTGCCAACGAGAAATATTCTGCCAAATCGGAAGCTGGCAAGAAAGGCGGTAAAGCCAGTGCCAAGGCCCGCAAGCAGAAGCAAAAGTCTCAAGAGGTCGCCGGGAACGGTAATGCCCCGGACGAAAGCGGCAACGGCCTCGAAGAATTTAACGACCAAGAAACCGCCTCAGGTAACTACCAAGTACCCGACAAGGAAAGCACAAACAACGGAGACTCAGCACGCCGCGAGGCTGCTGGCGGAGAGACTGACGGAAACGTCGCTGTTGCCCGTACTACCACAGTCTCCAACCCTTTAGCTCTCGACATGCCTGGACTAGATAAGTGTAGACAAAACGCGAAGACCCGGGACAACAGCTCAAGCTGTCGGCATGCATCGCCGTCATGCAGTCCCGAAGACGGCACGAATGCTGCTCAGCCGGACAGTCCGGCAAATGACCAGAGCGACCGCCACAAGCGCGGTCGCGAAGAACCTGCGACGGATGCGGATATCCGTAAGGACTCCGAGAACATGACCGACGCCGGAAACGGTGGTGCACTGGAATCTAGAACATCCGCCGCAGGGGATTCTTTTGAGGCTCTGGTAATGCCTAGCCCTGGAGAGGGGCGAAAAACGTTGTCCGCCGGTTCTAGCCATCCGGCGGGCAACACTCCCCCGCAGTTCGTCATCAACCACAACCAGCGTCACCGACCGCAGAAGCCGCAGGCGAACTCCCCGCCGAGAAGCTCCGAGGACGTGAGGCTCTTCGCCCTCGACAGGAACCTCGATATTGACGACGCCCGGATGTGGTACCAGATGAACTTCGTGGACCGCCCAGGCTGCGACAAGGACGGAGTCGCAATCAACAACTGGAAAGGCCATTGCACCGCCTACTGCAAGGCCGAAGCCGAAAGGAGAAAGGCAGGATGAAAAAACTCGTCGATAACGTAAAGGCCGCTATCAAGTGGCTGAACGAGAACCCGGACGAAAAGTCCCTCATCATCAGCGATGTCTGCATCCTCGCCGCGTTTTTCGCCATCGCTACAGCCGCTCTCTATATAGCCGTCGAATTTTACGGAGGCAAGTGATGAAGGACTGTTTAATTGGATTGGCAACCGGCTTCGGTTTCGCGATGTTCCTTTTCGCGATGGCTGTCGCAGGTATTGCCGAAGGATAGGTAAGCCATGGTCAAGCGTCCGGAATTTGTACAACAGGTTATCAAGCAGCACAACTACAGGACCGCCCTGCACATGCTGTGCCTTAAGGTTGGCTGGGAAAAGGAATATTCCTGGTACATTCTCCGACGAGACGAAGAGAAATGTGCCAACGGCGGTAGCAGGGAATTTGTCCGCAGGGCTACACGGTTATTGGCCATGAATTACAACGGCATCCGCAACGGCGAAGATCCGTCACTTTCGCCACGGCTCTTGCCTGAAAGCGACCCACGAAGCCAACCTGTAAGATATCCTAAGGAATGGAACGGAGAATTGAAATGAGCCTTTTCAAGAATTTTTATGAAGTTATCGGTAACTTGGGCGACAACCCGAAATATATACTCAGTTCGCAGAACCAGCCGCGATTCACTTTTGACGTCTGCACAAGCGAACCGTACAAGGAAGGCAACGAGTGGAAAAGCAAGAGCACTTGGGTTAAGTGCACCGCGTGGGGTAACCTCGCGACGACGCTAAGCCGCATGCAGTTCGCAAAGGGCGACCGCGTGATGGTCGAAGGCAAGCTCCGCAATAACAACTGGGTGAATTCGCAGACGAACGAACAGCATAACGAAATCTACGTGCTCGTCACAGAGATGCGGAAGATGGCGAAGCCGAAGTCCAGCGGAACGGCGAAAGGCAACGGCACGGCAACGCAGGGCCAGCCGCAAGGCCAGCAAAAGCCGAAGACGGAATTCCAGCAAGCCTACGAAGCCCAGCAACAGGCCGACATGGAAGACTTGCCGTTCTAAACGCAAGCCCGGAGGGATGCATGGAAGTCACAAGGCTCAAAGGCGAAACGCGGTTCGGCTCTTACGTCGTCAGCGTATTCACGGACCAGAAGAAGATTACAGAAGTGAAAGTCAGCGGAAAGCCGCACCCGGACGTAAGCGATATCTGCAAGTTCATCGAACGCTCGAAGACACGCTTCATCGCAGACTCCGTGAAAGCAATCAAAATCACGATGTTCAAGCACTGCGAATACAAGGGCATCGCCAAGTTTTAACAAACAAACTCAAAGGAAGGATTATGAAAAACGAACTGATGATCGACATCGAGACCACCGGGCAGAATCCCGGCTGCAAAGTTCTCACAATTGGGGCGTTCGGCTTCGACCGCGACGGCAACCAGTGCGAATTCTACCGCCGCTTCAACATTCTCAAGCTCGTCGAGGAAGGCTTTCAGGACGATCTCTCCACTATGGACTGGTGGCGTAAAAAGGACAAGGAAGTGTTCGACGAATCGTTTGGCGGAAAGGACGACCCGAAAGAAGGCATCGCGGATTTCAAGGCTTGGTGCTACAAGAATTTCGCCATGGGCAAGAAAGACGATTTCAAGGTCTGGAGTTGCGGAACGGATTTCGATTTCCCGATTCTCAAGCATTTTTTCGCACACTTCGGCTACCATTTCCCGTGGAACTTCTGGGATCATTGCGATTACCGGACTCTGAAAAAGGAGTTCCCGATTATCAAGTCCGCAGAAGAAAACGGCAAGGCACACAGCGCACTCGAAGATGCGAAAGCCCATATGCGTGGACTCCGTGCATTCCGTTCCCTGTTCAAGGACTAGCCGATGTACAAGTCATGGACAAACGTTGACAAAAGGTTCGTCCAGCTGGGAGTCTTGCCGCAAGGCAGGAGCATCCGCGCATGCCGCAACTTCTGCAAGCGTCACGGCCTCGAATTTCCGGGCAAGAAGGAAATCGACGCGATTGAAGAACGCTTGCAAGAAATTGACGGACAAAGTTTAAATCCCGATGGCGGCAGTGGCGCACGCCACAACACTCACACAAAACCTCCTATGCTTAATTGTTCAGCCGCCGGAGGGAGAAAGTTTAAAAACTCAAAGAAGGATCAAGACATGAATCAAGATAAATTCAGGGAAATTGCGGTCTCGAAAATCCGCGAGAACCCGAACAATCCACGCTCAGAAATCGGAAGCGTCGAAGACTTGAAAGCGAGCATCAACGCTAACGGGTTGCTGCAAAACATCACCGTGCGTCCGCTTGACGATGGCACGTTCGAAGTCATCGCAGGTAGCCGCCGCTACAAGGCATGCCGCGAACTGGGCATGCAGAAAGTCCCCTGCACAATCATCGAGGCCGACGCTGAGACCGCATACACGCTCGCGACGACGGAGAACATCGTCCGCGAGAACATGAACGCGGTTGACGAGGCGAACGCAGTCGCAAATCTCTTTGCCCAGGGCAAGACCCGCACGGAAATCGGGGCCATGTTCGGCAAGTCCGCCCGCTGGGCAGAAGGCCGCCGCCGCATCACCGAGCTTGGCGACAAGGCGATGAAGTATCTCGCCGAAGGCCGCATCAACCTTGGTCACGCCGAAGTGCTGACCATGTGCAGCCCAGAAGACGTGACCAAATATTTGGAATTTGCCACGCGGAAAAATCCGGAAGAACTCAAGCGTGCCGTCATGGATGCCCGCCCGCTACTTGAACGTGCACCGTTTGACGCGAAGAAGCTTTGTCGCAATTGCGAAAAGCGGAGCGACCGCCAGCTGGATCTGTTCGGCGACGTGCAGTGCAGCTACTGCCTCGACCGTGAATGCTTCGAGGACAAGGTCAAAAAAGAAGCAGAATACTGGCGAAAGAAGTTCCTCAAGGACGGTCTCGAAGAAGTCCCCGAAGATGACCGCATGGATGCCGAGAACGAATGGAACGGATATGTCAGCACTTCGACGGAAGAAGAAGACGAACGCGAGTTTGTCAAGGACAGCATCGCTGAAGGCAAGAAGCCGATGTTCTGGGTGAACGAAAAGACCGCAGAATGGGGCCACGTGTTCCGCCACGAAGGTTACGGAAACGAAGCCGCCGATCCGGCCCGCAACGAAAACCCGGATTCGTGGGACTGGCAAATGAATCACATGGATTACAAGCGTCGCGAAAAAATCCGCCGTGAAGCGAGCGAAGAAGAAAAAAGGATTGTCGCAAACAAGCTCAAGGGCGTTTTCGGCAACATCAGCAGGACAGCAAAAGCTTTCATCCTGGCAATCCTCAACCGCGTTCACGAAGACGAAAACGGCAACCAGGAAACCTACCTGAAACACCTGTACAGCGCAGAAGACGACTTCCTCGACGAAGTAGCCGACCACATCGTGAACTGGTACAACGGCGTAGATGACGATATCCGTGAGTTCCTTGAGATGGACAGCCGCGAAGAATTCGAACGCCGCGCCAACGACGAAATTGGCGATGATGCCGAAAACAAAAATCCAGAAAACGAAGAGGAATAAACTATGTCACGCGAAAAATCTCCATTCGAAAAGACCGCTGCAGCCCTCAAAATCATGGGCAAGAAAATCTCTGCAAAGAAGGGAACCGGCTCCAACATCCTCAAGTGCGTTTTCGTGCCTAACCGCACCGCTCACGCCATCGCCACGGACGGACGCGTAGCAGCCGTTTTGGACCTGAACCAGTACGAAGACTTTAGCAAGATTGACGTACTCCAGGAACTCGCTTTCTACGCAGACATGCAGGTCCTGAACTACCTCAATGGCCGTGCACTCGTCACCGCCGAAAAGAAAGAAGAATTTGTCATGGAATACGGTCTCGGTCTCGATAATCCGAGCTACGAAAAGCTCGAAGACACCGAACTCCCTTATCCCAACTTGCTCAGCATGTTGCCGCCAGCAGAATCTTTGCAGAATGTTTCTGCAACAGGGGCGACATTCCGCCCAGGCGAAATCGGCGTGCTGGATTCCGTCGCGGACGCCTTTGGCGTTTTACCCATCGTTACAGAAACCATCGCAAACATCCTGTACGGTGCGGAAGCCGAAGGCTGCCACATCGCAACGCTGAGCGGCTTGATGCTAGTCGCATGGCCGCTCAGGCAAAATAAGCACGACATCGAAGTCGTACCGTCAAAGGCTGTAATCCAGTCCTACTTCGCGGAATCTGAAATTGAAAACAACAAAGAAAAAGAAGGAGAAAATTAAAATGGAAATTAAAACAATATCAATACAAGGGAAATGCAACTTACCTGTATTTGCGTTCAACGGCATCATCGACGATCAAGCCGAAGCAAAAAAAAAATGGCAAGAAACTTAAAATCATGGAGATCATCGCAAAAGCGTTAACAGCGTATTACGAACCTGCGCAAGATGAAAATGCCGTAGAACCCGCAGTTCAAAATAATGCCAGCGAAACGACGGAAAACCAAGACAACAAGGAACAAGAAACAGAAAGCGCCAACATAAAAAGAATGAACAGCCTCGGTTACCTGACCATTGAACAGGCACATGAATATTTGGGAATAAACTTACAGATTATTTCGAATGCCAGAAAGAACAGCGAACTGGACTCCAAAAAAGTTGGCAAAAGATTCTTTTACAAAAAGGAAGATCTTGACATCTGGTTCGAAATATACCTTGAAACCAAAGGCGACAAAACCAAAGAACTTTATCAAGAACAGCAAAAGAGCAAAGCCGAAAACAAAACATTTAGGTGAAATAATGTTCGAAGAAGATTATGAAAGACAGCGCGAGCAAGACGAACGAGAAACTGAAAACTTTCTAAAGCAGCTAGAATCAACGAGATCGATGTATAGTGACTTTTCAAAAACAAGACTTTATCAAGAAAAACAAATGTTATCAAAAGAAACTTTAGAAAGTTTATTAGCGCTCCAATACTACACATCAAAAGCAATAGTCAAAGTTTACAAAACGTTTAGCGGATGCCTTGAAGATTTGCACGATCAATTAAAACGAATAGCGAATGACATCTGAAATAGAATTCAAAACCTACACCACTTGCGGCATCTGTGGATATCGCAAGTGGTGTTTCCAACGCGGAGTCAAGTTTGTCTGCACATCTTGCGTTATAGATCCGGAACACTGGAAAAAACTAAAGCCAAGGAAATTCAAATGAATTACATAGAATATCTCGAAAAGAATCTTGACATTCTGCAAGAAAACCTCAAGAAAGATGATGCCGGTTACGCATCGACGATGCTGCATCGTTTTCGCCGTCGGCTCGAAGAACTCAACAGCATTCGTTATTTTCTTGTCGAGCAAAACAAGATATATGGCATCGACGGCATCGACGACCAGATAAAGGAAATCAGAAAAATAATCCACGAACGCCTCGAAAAAAGAATCTCCTGGCAGGCAGGATTGATTGATCAGACTATTGCTAATCGAAAAGCAAAAGGCACGTACAAAGGCGAATTCACCACAGCCACAATACTCGCCAATGCCTACAACGACATTTTCCAGGCTATAGACGAATCGTTCAATGGAGAAACCGTTGCATTAAAATGCGAATGGATATCGCCAAGTGATAAGCTTCCGGAAATAAATCAAGAAGTCGAGTTCATTGCACGCCGACATCTTTTTGAAGGCGACAGTGGAGTAAGAGAGCGTTTTCTTGGCGTTTACAAACAAATGTTTTTAAATCCGTCGCATTGCATTTTTTATGCATCAGCCCCAGGCTGGGGATGTGAATTTTTGCCAAAAGAAGTGGAATGCTGGATGCCGAAAACACCAATGCCAGAGGCCACCCATGAGCATAATCAGACGAAAATTTAGGCTTTACAACAACCGCCCGTCACAACGCATTGACGAGATGTCCGCCACCGATTTGCAGCTCTTGAAAACCCATGCCGAAGCGATGTCAAGTGCATGCGGCTTCGCAGACGACGGCAAAGGTCAAGATTACTGGGAAGGCGTTGTTTGCAACGTCCAAGAACGATTAAAAATCATCATCGGCAACGCCGCGATAAATTCAACAGGAATTATAACCTATCAAGGAAGAAACATGAACTCCATCAAAGAATTAAAACGCGTCCGTATGGAAGAAGATGACCGTTATGTCGATGTGTATTACGCGAATGCGGTTGACAATCTTGTATGCAAACTCAAGAGACAACTTTTTACGGAACGTGCAGAACGAGCGAGAACTACACAGTTGCTGTTGAAGAACGCCATTAACCACCTAGAAAGCAAGTACAAGCACAGATTCGACAACATGAGATTACAATTCCATGTGTGGGGAGTCGTAAAACGCAAGTGCAAAAAATACGTAAACAAACTACTAAACGAAAGAGTAAAGGAAGTTTATGCAGGACTGGGAATCTCTAATCGCTGAACGAACGGAGGCACACGGCAACGTGAAAACATGCCTCGTCGAAGACCCAGTCAAACGTAACAGGCGAAACCTCGACAGGATTTACGATAAGTCACCAAAACGAATCGCACAGCATAAGGCATGGGAACAAAGTCCGGCCGGCAAGAAGTCCGCCCACGACCGCAGCAAACGCTATCGTGCAACAGAAAAAGGCAAGCTTGCTTGCAGACGTAAAAGCTTAAGATACTTCTACACCCATCGCGAAGACCCCGCATGGCGCGCTCACAGACTCGAAGTGCAGAAGGCATGGAAGGCCAGACGCAAGGCAGCGAATATTCTCGCTGGAGTCCCGTTCGAAATTACGTTCACGCTCCAGGACGCCGGGACAATGACCGTCCACATTTACAAAGGAGTCGCGTAAATATGGCAGATTATCACGTTGGATGCGGCTTATCAGCAATCTACGCAGGTACGATAATTAAACCCGGCGTTTGGAAAACAAAGTCACCTGTAACTGACGAAGCCATTGGCGCGGCAGCTCAGTTTTTACTCTCGAATAAACAAGTTTTCATTTTTTCAATAAACGGCAAACGCTATAGAATGGAAGTTACAGAAGAAAAGGAGTAAGCGATGAACAATAAACACAACGTAAAACACTACCCCACGCACCCCGGCGCTGAACACCCGCCAATCATGACGTGCGAGATACCGCTTGAGGAATACGAAAGCCTCAAGCGCGAGAACGCGGAACTGAAATACGAAATAAAGCGACTTGAAAACGTTAGAAAAGTCCACATTGAAAGCATAGAATCCATGTGCGAAGGGCTGAAATTAAACGCAAAGCAGATTTGCAAGACTCAGCGTGCGCTGTGGCTTGCGAGGGCTTTAGCGTTAAGCCGATTTGCCGTTGACGAATATTTGCGGAAATACACGCATTGCAATTCAAGATTTTGGAACGACGGATTTAACACATTCGACGAAGCTTGCAAACAAATGCAGAAAGCAATAAATATAGCAGAAGCAAAATGCCGAGCCAAGGCGGAGGTGTACAAATGAGCGAACTGAAGCATCAGTTAATGTTGAACAAGGATATGTCTTATGTGCCGTGCTATCTTAAGGCGGAAGCCGACAAGGTGATTGCGGCGCTGAAAAGTGACAATGCTGATTTACGAGATGATAAAAAGCTAACTGACGCCATTCTTGATGAACGCAATGCGGAGATTGCGGAATTGCAAAAGCAAGTCCACGATTACGCACAAGGTTTGTACGTGATTCAAGCAAAGGCAGAAAAGGAACTCCGTCACCACAAGTACAAGCGGTGCTTGTTGAGGTCTGTAATCGCTGAAATGAATGCGACACATTTCAAAGACCTCTTTTATGGTGCAGGTAGTGAAGAATTGGCAGACGAATACAATAAACAAATAACAATTCATTACAAGTACAAATCGCTTTGGCTTGCGCTTGCAGATAAATTCAAGGACAAGTAAAAATGGGATTGTTATTTACTGAATTTTGCTCTGGATGTGGAGTTTCTGACGACAGGGAGCCGCTTGTAAAAGTAACTGGCACTATATATAGATTAGGAACGGCTCACGGCATAAACGCCAAGGTTTGCCCGGAATGTTATATAAAAATCAAACAAGGAAAGTCTAAAAATTTTTCACTAAGATAAGGAGGCGTGATGCGAAAATCGAAAGCCAAGCGCAACAAGCTATTCAACAACAGTATGCACCAGCTTTACGGCAGAAAATGGCCCCAAATAAAAAAGATTCTAAAGAACACGACCGTCGTAAGATTAAAAGATTTCAAGGATATCGAAGACCGTCGTTTCCTCGAATTTCCGCTGACACATTCATCCATCGTAGAACTCGAACCAGGAGAGATATAATCATGAAACGCCCTCCAAAGAAATGGCTCTGCAACAAAGCGCCGAAAACGCCAGAAGAAATGAACGTCCCGGAATTGAAAAAACTATTGGATATTTGCCACAAAATGCAAGCCTTTTGTGGCTGGAATGAAGAAATTTTCAATATCAGTTTAGAGATTTTATTGTAAAAGAAGGAGAAAAAAAATGACAGCAAAAACATCTCTTGATTTTTCGCAAAAGACAGTCATCTATCTCGATGACGAATACTATACCACCATCGGAGCTATGGATGCTATGGGCGTCAAGCAGACAACCTTGTCCAAAGAAATCCGCGACAACAACATCGAACCTAAAATCCATCCCGGAGGATATCTTTTTAGCAAAGCCGCTGTAGAAACATGGCTCGACAGAAGAACCAAACGAATAATGGCATCAAGAAGAAAGACAAGGTAACACATGGCCGTAACGCTAGTCCAAAAGAACAAATCAAAAAACATACAAACTTGGTACGCACGAGTTCCCGACCCGCACGCAAAAGGGAAAACCCATTATTTTAGCCTCGGCACGTCAAGCAAAACCGAAGCCAAGTTTCGCATGCAAGAACGGCTGAAAGCCGGCGACTTTGACATCAAAGACAAAGCCGAAACAATGACTCTAGGAGAAGCCGTTATCAAATTCGAACAGTACGAAAGATCCAAGGGCGTAAAGCCTGCAAGCGTGTATGTAATAGTCAATGGTGTAGATTCAATCAGGCCACTTTTCGACAGGCCCGTTTCTTCAATAACGACAAAAGAAATAAATGAGGCGTTTCTGAAAAATACCGAACAAAATTCCTCGCGAACATATATGCACAAGAAAACCATTCTTGCGACCTTTTTCAATTTCGTCGTCGATGTACTCGAACTGCTTCCCAAAAATCCAATAAAAAAAGCGATTCCCAAAAGAAAAGTAACTAAAACTCACCGAGACTTTTGGACGATAGACCAAATCGACAGGATAATCGCGAACGCACCCGATCCAAAGACACGTCTCTTGTGGTCTCTCATGGCGTTTGCCGGTTTACGCGTTAGCGAAGCCGTCGCAATGCGGCCAGAAAAAATCTACGATGGGAAAATACACGTTGTCGGTAAAGGCGACAAGCCGGCAACAATCCCAGTGTGTCCAAGATTGAAGAGAGAAATCGACCGTTATGACGGCGAGTGGAATTTTAAATTTTCGAAGTACAAGCTGAGGAAGTCTGCCCAAAAAGCCATTCCGGAAGGATTCCCAGGAAAAGCTCATGCACATCGCTTCAGGCACTCTTTTGGATCGAACATCCTACGAGCGAATAAGGGTATAAATCTTATGGTAGTCAGGGACTTGATGCGTCACGAAAACATCACGATGACAATCGACACATACGGTCACATCCTCGACACCGATTCCGAAAAGGCAATAAGCGAAGTTTACAAATAGACGGTTGACGAGTGCGAACCATGATGCTATAATTGGTTCAAGGACTAGCGGTCCGGGATTAATCCCGGACTTTCTTTTTTTTGAAAAAGTGTATAAAAAAGTGCATACACAACTTTAAAGACTTGATTCTGTTGAGAATCACGAAAGTATAATGTTTTGCGAGCGAAAGAAAGTAAAAATTTTTATTTTCGCCCATTTTTGCCATTTTGTTTTAATTACTTGTATTTTTCACATACAATCATATTTATTTACTTTCACACACTTTTACTTATTTTCGTTCAATTTCGAAAAACGCTAATTAAAAAGTGTATAAAAAAGTGCATACTTCTAATCAGGCATCCTTAAACCCGCCACAAAGTCTTTTCTGTAAAATATCGGACGCACCCGAACCATTCCTGTAGAAGCCTCTAAGGTTTTGCATTTGGATCCGCCGCCTCCAGCCTCGACCATCAGGCCATCACCAATAGCTATAGCTACATGAGTAATGCAGTTCCTGCTTTTGCCGAAAAAGAGTACGTCAGACGGCTTCCAATAAAGATATTCTGCTTTCTCGCAACCACAGCCAGTCAAATAATCATACAGACCTTGTGCGGTCAAATCGCAGTCCACATGGCCAAAAGCACGTAAGCATTCGACAACAAGCCCAGAGCAATCAAAACCGCCACAGTACTTACCGGATCCGTCACCACCCCAAATGTACGGGCGACCCAAAAATGTCAAAGCATAATCAACGATTGTCATGCTCGTCAAAGTAAATAATAAATAAATGTTCGACACATTTTAGGCACATAAAAAAAAAGGCGACTCGCATTACTGCAAGTCGTCTCGAAGAATCCACTGATAAGTTACATCATGGCAGGCATCGATTTTGCCGCCGTCTTGACAACGTCAGCACCGCCCATAATTTCCTTTTTGTACCACAAGGACTTAAGAGCATCCTTGATGCCATCAAGAACCTTGTGATCCTTCATGCGGCCACCGTTTGCATCAACTTGATCGTTCAAGTCTTCCAGGTGACGGCAAAGCGTTTCTTCTGTGCGTTCAAGCACTTTTTTCATTTTGTCAGTCATCATCCAACCTCCGTGCCAGACGCAGTCATCTGCGTCTGCCGCATTTCGGCAGAAGCGATCTCACGCAATTTCGCGACAAGACCACAAGCATCGTCTTTGTTGAATACAAACTTGCGATAGGTGATTTCAGGAACAGCTTTAAAGGCCTCATCGAAAGCAACCTTCAGCAGGTCGATGTCAACCATCCCATCATGCAAGACACTGAGCATTTCAAGCACAGGACGTATTGTATTTTTCAACGGTCCAGGATTGATTTTCGCGACAGCGAGTCCACCGATAGAGAACCACTTTACAATGTTGTCCGTTATTTTCGAAGTCTGTTCGGCCATAAAGGCAATAAGACCATCGAAAGCCTTGTCAAACGAAATAAGCATGCATCACCTCCACACTATGCAGCCTGAGCCGTAGTAGTCGCGGCCGGAGTGACTGTAGTGCCGTTCTGCACGATAGGCTGCAATGCGTAGCCCGGAGGCGGCATCGGGGCAACGAACGCAGGGCCATATCCCGGATCAAGTGCGTAGTTCGGGACCCTACGCACAGAGATTTCAGACATCTGCTTTTGCAAATTCAAGATACTGTCAGACAGAATCTTGTCGCGAAGCGGTGCAGCAGTTTCGATTGCAACAATCTTCGTCTCAAGCCCTGCAACTTTTTCGGACAAAGCGAAAAACTTGTTGTCCGAATACTGCTGAGCTTTGAGCAGTGCGATTTCGTTATCCTTCTGAGCCAACTGATACACAGGGCTTGCAGTCGGATTTTGGTTACCGCCGAAAATGCCAGCAATGCCATTGTTAAGAATTCCGGAACCGAGGACAGTTCCGATGATACCGGTCGTAAGACCGGCAGTACCGACGCCTTTAGAGGCGTACTCTTTGTTGTCGTCTTGATACACCATATCATCATCTCCTTGATTGTGGTGTTTTAAAGGCTTCCTCCGGAATTTCCGAATTCAGCCGCTCTCTTAATCTCTCAAGACGAATATCGTTTTTGCAGTTAGTGTTTACAATGATTTAGGCACAAGTTATTTGCAAGGTACAAGACTACTCAAGCAATCTTTGTTGTGATATTCATTATCGCCCCAGTGTCCCCAAGCACCGAGCATCAAAAAGAAGTCTATCGTAGATGCCTGGAATCGAGACAACCCAGCCTCGCGAAGACCGCCACGGCAAAGAGCGTCTGAATCATCGCGATTGAAAATGTTGTAGCCTTTTTTTTGGTAAAGGTCGTCGTGGAAAAAGAAAAAAGCGTTTTGCAATTCGTTGTCAGGATCAAAAGATTTTACACGCAAAACCTTTTGGCCAAGCCACGGAATCGAGCCGCAATTACTCGTGTACGGAGGAAGAACGGTCCACAAGTAATCACCTCGATTGGTATGGATTAGCATCTGAAATTCACGCTGAAACTCGTAAAAATTGGTTTCTTTATATGTAAAATTTCTAACATTTAAAGGCTTTAAAATTTTAGCACTTTCAAGAACAACTTTCGACATACTATTTTTTACCCTTCCAATCATTTTCGTCGAAAAGTATTTTTCCAAAGAAAAATACGGCGACAGAAATAACTATAGAACAAACTAACCCCATGTCACATTTCCGGAATAAGGATCAAAATCAATCCTATTATGTTGCAAACTGATAATGCGATAATTGTCTTGGTCACTTTTCGCCCTCCCTATCCTCTTTCTTTCCGCGAAGCACGGCAACGTCGATGCGTATGTCGGTGATGAGTTTGAGCATCTCCTTCATGTCGGAGTCACCCTGCTGCAAACGCTTCTCGGTATCCTTTACCTTGATGTAAAGCCAAAAGATTAAGAGCATGGCGGGATAGCCAAGCACGTTGCCGATTGTTTCGAATACTGACGCTATGTCCATACAGCCTCGTTACGGATTGTCTACAGCAACTTCGCTGTTGCACAGCGGAGACCATTCATAAGAATCTAGCCGTTACAAATCCATTTTTTACACCTTTTTTTAAATTGCACTTCGTTGCAAGTACAGCGTAGCAATCGCCATGAGGGTGACAAGCCCCGTCACAAGCGGCTGCAAGAACTTTCGCCATTCTGCGTGTTCGTTTATCATTACACAATCCTCGGATATTCCATTAAAGACAAATTAGAATCAATGCACTTGCGAATACCATTACGCCAACGATCGATCGTCTTAGAAAATACCGAGGTCTTGACAATACTTGTAGAGCATGTTTCCGATAACCGTCTTTGTCGCGTCCGTATAGTGAACTCCGTCTGCAAGCAATTGGCTCGGGACTTGACCGATTGCTATTTTTTCTAAATCGTTCGCACTCGGAGTAAGTCCTTCGTCCGCAAGTCCGTAACAAGACACAATTTGATTGTTCTCGTCATAGATAGGATGTGCAAGATACTGACGGATGCTCACAAAGTACCGCCCAAATTCAGCCTTCATCGCAGCTTCATAATCTGCCCTGCTTTCAGTAGTACCACTCGACAACCCTAGAACAAGTACGTGCTTCGCACTGGAATGGGCTATCATCTTATTGTGCTGGTCGATGAGTTCAGCAGCATCGCTCCACCCGCCATTTTGGCCAATAAAGATTATCATAAGATATGGAGAGTTATACTTTACATCGCCATAGGTCACAATCCTTGCATCCCTATCAATGGTCTTGGCTTCACCCGCTTCACTGCGGGTAAAGTAATATTTGCTAGACGATAGCGACAGAGTTCCCTTGATGCCGTTAAGTGTGACGGGGTTCACGTAGCCACCAGGCTGAGCAAGCGGATGGGCATAATTTCCAAAAAGTGTTTTTATATTGTTCGTTCTGATTTCTACAGCATCAGTAGTCGCGGGAATTACGATGTTCGGGTTATCGCTCGTGAAAAGCATCATAATATCACCACCTTGACGAGCAATAATATCCTTCGAATTTTCGCCACCAACACCGCAGTTGTACAACGGAATACCACTCTTCGTCTGCAAAACCCCAGTCCATCCTCCTAGAGCCGTTAGCGAGTCTCCCCAACAAGTTATATAATCGCTTGTAAGAGGTGCGCTTACATCGGTTATTAGGTTCGCACTTGACACGATGTCAGTAAGATACGATTCATCGAAGAATGTGAAATAAATTGGTCTAGCCGTACCTGACACCCATTGCCCTCCAACCATTAGGTAATACTGATTGTTCTCATCATAAGCAATGTCGGAAAGGTCAAGTTCGAAAACTTTCAAAGATGTTGTCTTGAGTTTACTCATTCCATCAGCGAAAGTTTTTACAGGCGAGGTCCAGTCACCCGCACTATTTGTAACAACCAGTTTATTCAAGTACTTGGCCGTGTCTCCGTCCGGTACTTTTATTGCGAATGCGAGTTTTTTACTTTCGGCAACGTAAGTCTTGATATTGAAAGATAAGTAATACAAAGTAGTTGAGGACGGAGTCAACTCGCCATAAATTTCACCTCTAACGTAAGAACCTCCATTGAGTAATGATGAATATACCGGTGGTACTCTTTTTAGAGTTTCAATAACGTCGGCCTTTTTACTTCGTTCGGAATAATATGCCTTGGGGGCAACTCCATTATAATCCACATCCGAGAAAAGCGACAAGTCCAAATCATAAGATATGGAGCAATCATTATCAAGACGACAGACAAAAGAAACATTATCGTTAGACCATCCTCTCAATGTACTATTCACTTCGAAAGGCACATATTTAAATTCACCAGCATTTAGTGTCACTTTAGTGACAAGAGTCTGGGACGACCAACTATAATCATACTGCGAAAAACAAAGATTAAAGGTTACTGGTGTATTTTGTTTATTATGCACAATGGCAATTATTGTATTTGCAGTTGCTACGATCATCTTTAGGTTTGACTTGCATATTATACCCGCATAGTAATTTGCACTGCTTTTAGTGATTGAAAGGCTCAAACACGGATAATCAAAAGACGAACTTCTTACTGCATTCGTATCGTTCGAAGCAAAACTAATTGCCCCCGTGAGGTTTGTGTTCGTTACGGAGGCACGCGCTATTTTCAATAGCGTGCTCACGATCATCTTTGCGGTGCCGCTCGGTCCGTCCACGGGTATCACGTCACCCGTGCGGAACGAGTTGATGGTGGTGGATAGGTTCTTTATACTCCCAAGTGCGTTCTGCGCGGTCACCTGCAACAGCGTTCCAGCATCGAGTTTTTTCTTCCCCTCACTTGTTTGCAGTTCTACAGCATTGCCAGCAGCAACGTCGCTTACAGTCGCGGCATTCGAAAGAGCAGACGTATTGGCAGGAGCAACACGCGGACCGTCAGTTTCGTTACTGACAACGGTTACATCATCGACGCCGGGATTCTCCGTCGTTTCAAGCCCAGCAACAAAATCTTTGTAGTTGACATATTCAATTTCAGTAGCCATTTTAAAACTCCTTACGTTTAACTTCCCATGTAAGAGCCGCCATTACAAAGTAAAATTGCGTACACACGGGTTGTTTCATCGACAGTAACGTTTCTAGTACCAACACAAACAAATTCTCTGTAGCCGCCCTTATAAAAAGGAACGTTTTTAAAAGGCGAATTAGCGTCATAAAACACAGATACATAGCATACAGTACTTACATTAGAGCAATAGACACGCTTAACTTGTCCAATACTCCAATTTTCTGCCAGCTGCCAAGCACGCCATTCTTCTATTCCTGTTTCTGGATCAACGTCGTCAGAATAATCAAACGAAACAAACCCGGTATCCAAGAACTTTGACGTTGTCAGCGAAACGGCATTTACATTACCCAATTCCATCTTTCCGCTGAAAAATACGGGAATAGCAAGAGCAGCCATCTGTACGGCACCAACCCCAGGAAGATTCAATGCCCAGCCAATAATCATCTGGCCTTTCTTTATGGTGAGAATTTGGTTATTATATACAAAGTTGAAAGATTCCGGAGAACCATCCGCCCACATCGGAATAATTATCACCGGAGAATTCGTCGATATAGTACTAGACAAAGTAAAGTTACTCGGACTATGGATAATTAGCAATCCGCCCTTATAATTACCGATATCGACAACTGCATCGTTCGACACAATCGATTTAATGCCGAGTTTTTCAATCACTTTCCAAACTTGGCTATCATCCGACTGGTCCAACACAAGTCCACCGCCAAGAACAACGTTCTGAAGTTCACGCTGAATCATGTTGAAAAAATCAGCATCGAGATCCGTCGCCGGGATTAACTGGCTTTCATCGCCATCGGTAAATTCGTGTTCTTCGGTCGCCGTATCTGTATCTATGTAGTACATAATAACCTCTATACGATAATCATGCGGTTGTTATCATCAACAATCGGGTTTCCGTCCATATCGGTAAGCACGCGAATAACGTAACTGTACACGACCTTGATGTGTGCCGGTTTAATCTTTTCAACAATCGCCTCAAGCTTCGAATCTCGCGGAGCTCCAAGAGACGCATTGCACTTCGACTTACACGTCATTCCTCGCGGGCCCGGAGAATCGCGATACACTTTGATAAGGACAAAGAAATTTGCCATCTCGCCATTCTTTTCGGCCACCCAAGCTGGAAAAACTGAAGGACTCTTGAAAAACTCGTAAATGTCGAATCGTGCGCCGTAAAGTTTCAGTACCGAACGCAGATAAGGCACGGTGCAGCCGCCCTTACTTCGCGAAACACGAACAATCTCTCTTTTACGACCTGCATTTGTACTTTGCTCAAGACCTTTCAACGGAAGTCCAAGTTCGCGTTCCCAATCGGAATAAGACGTCGTCTTCAGCGGGCTACATTCGTCAACAAGATGTCTAAGGCTGTCGTGCACAGCCTTGAATCCGGAAGCGAATGCCGAAAACAGTTTCCACCAGTTCCCCTCCTTGCCTGTAAACCAAGCAAAGCCACGCGGCATAAGGCCCAGCAGCGCATAACGAAAATCATCTTCCGCTCGAACCGGCAAATTCCAGGTCTGCGAATTTTCGAAAGACACGACAAATAATTTTTCGCTGTAAATTTCATCGGAGCCACGAACAAGCTTCACCGTATGCTGGCCAACAGAACCAGGAGCGACAAATTCAATGAAGTCGCTTTCATAGTCAACGATTGTCGCCGGGCGATTGCCGATCAGTACATTGCAAGAGCCGTCAAAACCGGCTCCCCACAATCGGACTATTCCATCAGCTCGTACCGAACGAGGCGTTATATGTTGGACAATCGTCGTCATCAGATATCACCATTCTTCAAAGTTACAGAGCAATCAGCAACTTCAGCAACGACAGGATCATCAGGGTCCGACGGAAACGTAAGCGCAAAAAGAATTTCGGATACCGAATTTCCATCCTTGACAACGGAATCAATTCTGAACGATTCCGCCAAAGAATTTGACCGCACGTAAAGCCGGAGGTTTTCGAAATAGACCGTTTGTCCAGGATCAACGCCGCGAAAATAACGCTTAATCGCATCGGTAACGCTTTCTTTCACAGCGTCGTTGAACGGCGTCACGCTCGCAGAAATTTCGAGCAAAACAGGCGTAACGCTAAATACATGTACATCAGCGCCAACAGGCCTCCGGGCATCGCTTGTCAAATAGCCCTTAACCTCTTCGACCTGGCCAGCAGTGCACACGATGTTATCGCTGTTGTAATTGGCGATAGCGACGCTTACAGAATTGACGTTTGGCTTCTGAGGAATGATATACGCATCCGTAACAAACTGGTGTCTTGTAGCCCACGTCCAATAATCATTTTTTGAGCCACCGTTTACGGGATTTTGGATCCTGTTCTGCAAGCGAGCCCGATACATTTCGGCAGTTTCGCCCCAGCCTTGCACATCGCCATTGACAAGCACTACAAATAAAGCGCCGCCAGCAATATCTTTGGAGCTCATTGATTCAACGCCAGCAATATCTACGTCGCGAAATTCCAGCGCAACGCCGTCGTCAAGGTTAGAATCAGCACCGTACACCAAAGC